GGTGACACCGGAGGCCGACGGGTCGGAAACGGTGATGGTCGAGGACCCCTCGGCTACCGGGGTCGCGGTGACCGACCGGGTGTCCGTGCTTACCGCGAGCGTCAGCACGGCGCCGGCGTCCGAGCCGGACCACGAGAGCTGGTCGGCGGTGACGTCGCCGTGGTCGTCCTCAGGCATCGCGGCGACAGTGAGGGTGTCGTCCATGGTAATGGCGGTAGCCATCGTTCCTCCTGGTGAGGTGAACTGGGTGATGACACGGCCGTGCTGGTCGGTGACCGTCACGGTTACGGTGATCGAGGTGGTTTGGGGGGCGAGGATCCGGCCGAGCCAGAAGTCCTGCCAGAAGGCCGCAGTGGACGGCATGACTGGCCCGGCTGTGCCGACGGCGAGGGTTTCGTTCGCCAGGGACGCTGCGGCGATCCGCAGTTCCCGCATCTCCTCCGACGGCACGGCATCGCGCATGGGTGAAGACCTCCGGAAGGGAGTGCGGGGGGAAGTGGGGTGTCTATGCGGCCTGGGCCGTGGTAGTCTGTGACTTAGGGTTAGCGGCCGGTAGCAGAGAGCAACGACATCTCGGGTGGGCTAGCGGGCGCCGGTCTCCGCTGGGGAACTTCTGGCCGAGCCTGATTGGGCTGGCCGCCTGGTTTGCGCGGCAGCGGCCACACACCCTGCCGTCGTTGCGGGTCTGCCAGCGGACCCACTTGATCCCGGCGAGCTTGTACACCCAGTACGCCGCCCAGCCGCTCGCCCAGGTGGTCTCGCTCTGGGTAACCAGCAGCGCCGAGGTGAGCGAGCCGAGAATGTCGCGGATCTGCTGGGCCAGTTCGTCCACGCTGATGCCGTCGGCCAGGGCGGCCAGCAGGACGCGCTCCAGCCGGGACAGGCGCGTCTGCACGATCCCGGCGATCCGGTCCTGCCCGGCGGCCAGGAGTTTGGCCAGCGCCTCCTCGACGCCTTTGATCTCGCCGATGCCGAGGACCATGACCGCGCTAGCCCAGCCCATCGTCAGGGCCGCGCCCCACAACTGGGCGAGCAGGGAGGTGATGATGGCCGAGATGGCGGCCGTGACGCCCTGGGCGATGAGGAACTGCCGCGGCGAGGTCACCGGCTGCGGTGGCTGCTGGGCGGCCGGCTGTTGCTGGCCTCCGGAGCGCCTCCGGCGCCGGCGCTTGCGGCGGCGGGCCTTGGTTACCTCGTTCATCGCGCTGGCGGGCTGGGTGGTGTCGGTGCCGTGCAGGGCCAGCCAAGCTGCGGCGAGCTGGCCTGCGTTCACCGAGGCGGACAACTGGCGGGCCAGGGATTGGGCGTACTCCCCCGCCAGTTGCTGGTCGGTGAACCAGCCCGGCCAGGACGCCTTAGCGAGGGGCTTCGCCATCCGGCCCCCCGGCGTGTCTCTAATGCCGTGTTCGCTGCGCTTGCTAACATGGGTTACATGTTCACCCTCGGCGAGCGCATCAAGGACTTGCGGCGGACACAGGATCGCAGCGTCAGGGGCTTCGCCCGCGACATCGAGCGCCAGCCGTCGTTCGTGGTGGACATCGAGGCGGGCAACCGCCTGCCCGGCCCGGAAACCCTCACCCGGATCGCGGACGTCCTCGGGGTACCGCTCAGTGAACTGCAGGCGCTTGACCCGCGGCTGCCCTACGAGGAGCGCGAAGCGCTGCGACGGGCCGTGGCCGACGACTGGGAGGCGCTGATGCTCCATCTTGCGGGGCTAGAGGACTGGCGGCTGGAGCGGCTACGCAAGGCGGCGGCCGCACTGGACGCCGCCATCGGCGAGATCCTTGGCAGGAGGAGTTAGTGCTTACACCTGACGAGCCTTCAGTCGCGGAGCGATGTGGCTGGTGCGGTGCCGAATTGCCTAATGGCGAACCGGGCCGCAGGTATTGTAGCCGCACCCACAAGCTCAAGGCCGCCCGCAGGCGCAATGGGAGATCAACGCGCCTCAGCACAGGACAGCACACGGAACGATGGCTTACAGAAACGGAAGAGGTTCACCGCAAGTCCTGTAGTCGGAAGGTGCGCTTTATCAGCCGGGCTGACGCGAAGAAAGCACTCAAGCGTTCGGAACTCCGGGAAGGTCACGTCTACAGGTGCCTAGCTTGCGGATTTTGGCACACAACAAGCGAGCCAGTGTCTCCCAGATTGAGCGGCCGGCGGCCCGGTCCCTAGTGGTGGCTCGCTTTCAATTTCTCCCACTGATTCAAGGCGTCCCGAGCTGCGGCCTGCACCGCCGGAGTCGTTTTGACCTTACCGCCAAAGGCGTGACCGGCCGCAAAGGCACGGGTGGCGTTAATGGCAGTGGCGATTGCCTGACTTTCGCCCATTCCGTGATCACGCATAAGCGCAGCCGCTATGTGCTCGATGTAATTTGGGAGCTTTTGCTTAAAGCGGACGTGGACATCCGGGGTACGCCAGAGAGAATGACTGCCAAGCGGATGCGGTGTCGCCACCAGCCTCGGCGTCTCTTCTGACTTTTTCGCCGGGCTCGCGCCCTGGTGGAACTGGTAGGAGTGCGTCTCGTCCCACGGGCCACCATTGCTGCCCACGAACCCGACGTAGGCTTTCACGGGCTGGCCGAGCTTGCGGTACGCCAGCGTCCGGTGATGCCCGTCGATGATCTTGACCTTGCTCTCGCCGGGTTCCTGGACGGCGACCACCGGGTGCAGGTGCCCCCGGCCGTGCTTGATCTCCCGGGCGAACTCCTTCACTCGCGCCGGCTGGTGCGACGCTGCCCAGGAATCCTTGTCGCCATCGTCAACTCGGTCCTGTGGGATCAGCACCGGCCCGGCCCAGTGGGCGTTGTCAATCCATCCGAGGGCTTTCTCTGGATAGTTGCGGCGCAACTGATTCTTGACATGCTCCGGCTCAACGGGGCTGGGATCGGTGAGGTCAGCGGCGTCCTTGTACGCCTGGCCGCCGAGCGGGTGACTGATCGCGTCGGTGCCGCGATGCACGGTCAGGTGGGTGAACGTCACCGGCCTCGGCGGCACCGGATCCGGCAGCGGATCGCCCTCGTCCTGATAACGGAGGGTGATGTGCGGCTTCCAGTCGGTGTGCTCGGACGCGGACAGGTCTTCCAGGGCCGCCCGGAGCAGGTCCGCACCGGGCAGGTTCACCTGGGCGAACACGGGCACCAGACCGTCGCTGGACGCCGACGGCGGGAACGCGCCGATGCCGTCGACCGTGCCGGTCAGCGGGCCGGTGACCATCGCGGCCGCTTCCCGGGCCCGCTCCGCCGCGTGGCCGAACGCCTCGTCGTCCACGTCCGGGCCCAGGTAGCACACGGTGATGTGGTGGTCCGAGACCCCGCCGGGCAGCGGCTCCAGCGCGCCCTTGGGCAGGTCCAGGGAGATCATCCCCGAGCGCGGGCTCAGCGTGTACCCGGACGCGGCCTTGGCGAGTACCGCCTTCGCGGCCCCGCACGCGTAGTCCGCCGACAGGCCCGCCGCCATGTCCTGGCCGATCATCGCCATGACGTGGCCGGGCAGGTCCCGGGGCACCCACTCGCCCACGGTGCCGCCGCGCTTCAGGTGCGCCTTCAGCAGGCCCAGCTCGCGCCCCGGGTCACCGGCCAGCGAGGTGTCCTTGACGACCTCCCCGGCGATGACGCGGCGCTGCTCGCCGAACAGGGGCGCCCCGGAGGCTTCCTCGAACTCCCCCAGCGTCTGCGCCGTCAGCGCGGCTTCGATGGCCTTCTTCGCCGCCGCGCGCTGCTGCTGAACCTTCGGCGACCGGGACGCGACCGGGCCAAGGCCGGACTGGCGGGCACCGGAGTGTGCGGGGGTGCCGCGGGAGCCGGTGTTGTTCTGGGTGGCGCTGACCTGCCGGGCCTGATCGCGGCGCTGCGCGGTCGACTGCCGGTTGCGCGGTACCGTCGCGGGCGCCGGGGCCCCGGGGCCGGGGTCGCCGGAAGGCCCAGTGAGGTCCGGGGTGGACCCTCCCGGCCGCGCAGCCGCCCTCCCGGGCCCGCCAGGACCAGGAGATCCCCCCAGCGGCTGCGCGGTCGCCTCGGTGACACCCGTGAGCGGCACAAGGCCGCCCCATTGGGTGGCCCACCCGGGGTCTGAGGTGATGGGGAGTCCCCAGGGTTCGCGGCCGAGTTCCAGCCGCGCCTCGTCAATGGATGCGAGCCCGGCGCCGACCTGCTCGACCAGCGCCGGGGTCAGCTCGCCGATGTTCTGGTCATCTTGGAGCCCTTCCCAGGAGAACTCCATGTCGAGCTGCCCGCAGACGCGCTGGATGATCGTGTCGAAGATCACCGACTTGAAGAACAGCAGCGTCGGGATAGTGCTCTTGCGCTGCCACAGGTCCATGCGCGCGCTGGCGACCTGCCGGGCCGCACCCGAGGAGGCGGCGGCAATGGAGACCTGCGCCGAGATGCCCAGTTCGAAGGGCATCACGTCAAAGCCCATGGTGGTCTGCGTCTGCACCAGCAGATCAAAGTCATCCGCAAGGGGCCCCGGGCGCATCGGATCGGCCTTGGAACCGGCCGGAGTGACAATTATTTTGTGCTTCCAGGCTTGATCGCCGCTCAGGGCGTTAAAGCTATCCTGAAGCTCCCGCAACTGGCTCGGGGTAAGGGATGTGTCCCCTGCGGAGATAATCAGGCCAGGAATGGACCCTTGCTGGAAATAGTCCTGCTGGTATTGCTGCTTGTTAATGCCCGTGATGACCGGCTGGAGCGAGCCCTCGATTGGCGCGAACCCGTAAGGGCTCCAGATGCGCGGCGAGTACGGCAGGTAAAGAAGCTGGTCACCGCGGTACTCGGCGAGAAGCCCGTCCGGCTTCGGCTCGTCTCCGTCATGAAGAATGGGCGTCATAAGTTCGACGCGGGGCACTCCATACTCAAATATTTGGTATGCGGGTGACGGGGGGGTCGGCCGGCCGCCCTTGACGTTGAGAAGCGGCTTCACCCGGGCGCCATCAATGAGCACTAGCGCCGCTAGGTCGCTTCCCAGGAGCCCCTTCTTGGGTGCCCGGGAAGGGTGCATGTAGAGCGAGATCGAGTCGGTGACGTAGAACTCTTCCAGAATGGCGTAGAACCAGGAAGAGAAGTCGTTGAAGTTCGGATCTGGGTGGCTGAAGAACTGCACGACCTTGGCGCGGCGCGCCTCGAAGTCCGCCGCCGCCTTGTGATCCCCGCGCATCGCCTTGGCCGCTTGGCGCGTCGGGGCGATGTCCCACCCGATGCTCCGCAGTTCGTTCTTGCGGAGGTTGATCGCGTTCCGGGCAATGCTGTAGAGGTCACACAGGGTGCGCAGGGTGGAGAAGTCGGCCAGACGGCCCAAGCCCTGCTGCCCCGGCATGAAGCCGGGCATGTTGTAGCTGACCGGGTACTCGAAGCGCCGCGGCTCGGGGCGTTCCTCGCCCGGCTCCGGGATGTCGATCGGCACCGGCTGGATAGGGGCCAGCGGGCCGAACATGCCGGACAGGAACGTCCACCAGTCGCGCGGCAGGGAAGCGTTAGTGCCGTAGGCGTGCCCGCCGTCCCACTCGTTGTAGGAGGCGACCAGTGGCGAGGGGCCCGGGCTGATGTAGGGAGCCGGGGTCGCGCGGAAACCGCCCGTAGACGGGGCCGGGGCAACCGCCTTGAGGGCACGCTCGATAACCCGGGGATCCGCCGCCACGCCGCCTCCTGTCAGCAGGATGGACGCGCAGTTATGCGATCAGGTATTAGGCGCTACCCGCCCAAGCCGGGTGACCATTCCGGCGGACGTACACCATATCGTTCGGCGTACTCACGCCACCGATCATCCCTGAATAAGAAGCTGTGAGCGCATAGAACTGAAGCCATGCCACTTTGCGCACGCGCAATTTGTAAACTACGTTCGAGGAACGCACTAGGGAGGTTGAGGGAGTTACAACGCGCCGCACGGACGACGAGTAGCCGATTTTCTGGATGACTTCCTGGAGTTGATCGGCTAGCAGAACACTTGCCGTCGAGGCGGTCTCGTTGCCGGAATCCTTCTTGCGATTATACTCGTAGCTGCCATCGCCGAGCGCATAGTAGCGCCAGAAGATCCGAAGTTGCTTCTCCGAGAGATCCAGCACCTCGCGAGGGATACGCTTAGTTCGAGCGTCCCCCAGGGGTGCCAAGTATTCATACAGGGCACGAGAGTGCAGCGTCCATTGATGCCCGGTGTAGCACGGCACGCGCCCTTCAATGTCAGTGAGCAGCGTCCGATACTCTGCGTAGCCCTTACCGTTGACGGATTGAGCGATCCTGATGCGCCAGTCGTTCCATACGCGCTCGCTGTGACCCTCGGCGATGTACATGCCCATAAACGCCGCGAAATGATCGCCCCTCATAACCACGTCACGAGGCTTCGGGCCCATTTTGGAGCGCCGGATACCTTCGAAGGCCCTGACGGGCAGCGTCGGCGCATCCCAGATACTCGTTACTGGAAGTGTGCCGAGGTACTTCCTCGCCTGCAGGCGCTTGGTGTGCAGCGCAAGCGACGCGGCCTCATCGGTGCGTCGGCCGGCGAGTCCATAGAAGTCAGGCGACCACAGCATGCGATGCGATGGCACCACAAGGACGTCAAGGCTGCGCCCGTGGAACTGCACCATCTGGCCCATATAAGGTCGCCAAGCAGTCCATCCTGGGAGTTGCCACTCGAACCGGCCATCCACTGACTGCGTGGCTACCTCGTCGCCGTCGGCCAGATGATCGAACGTCAGCCAGCCTCGGCGGGTGAGGATCTCGGTGTCGGCGCTGAAGCCGGAGAGGACGGGCTTGCTACTCTGAGCCATGGGGGTCACACCTTTGCAGGAAGGTTGGCCTCAAGCCCCTGCAGTGGAACTCGACCTCCGCTGCGGGGGCGTCTTGTCGCTGAACAGTCTATCGGACTGCCGCGACAATCTGGGGGATGTCCCGAACGCATGTTCGGTACCCGGTGCCCCAGAACGCCGAAAATCGCATCGCCTTCCAGGCTCTGGAGACAATGCGATCCGTCGATA